AGACGGCGGTATCCGCTACGGCCTGTCCGCAATTAAGAGCGTGGGCAAGCCGGTGGTGGATGCAATTTTGGAGGAGCGGGGCAAAAACGGCGTATTTCTTACCATGGAGGATTTTGTCAACCGTATGACCCATCGGGAAGTCAATCGGCGTACCCTGGAGAATTTTATCAAATCCGGGGCGTTGGATTCCCTTCCCGGAACCAGACGCCAGAAAATGGCAGTGGCTCCTGTTCTGCTGGATAACAAGGCCAAGGAGCGCAGGAATGCCTTTGAGGGCCAGTTAAGCCTCTTTGATATTGCGGGAGAAGAGGAAAAAAAGGAATTTCAGGTTACATTTCCCGATGTGGGTGAGTACGCCAAGGCGGAACTTCTGGCTTTTGAAAAGGAGATTCTGGGCGTGTACATCAGCGGCCATCCTCTGGATGATTATGAACCTTTGTGGCGGAAAAATATCACGGCTGCCGCCTCTGATTTTATCGTAGACGAGGATACGGAAGAGGCTGTGGTAAGGGACGGCGTGAAGGCGGTGATCGGCGGTCTGGTGACAGGAAAGACCGTAAAAACTACGAGAACCGGCCATCTGATGGCATTTATCACTCTGGAGGATCTTATGGGATCTGTGGAGGTTATTGTGTTTCCAAGGGATTATGAGGCCAACCGGGATCTGCTGACAGAAGATGCGAAGCTTTTTATCCGGGGCCGCGTTTCCCTGGGAGACGAGCCGGTGGGAAAGCTGGTCTGCGAGCAGGTGATCCCCTTTGACGCCGTACCCAGGCAGCTGTGGCTCCAGTTTGAGGACATGGAAGCGTACCAGTCCAGAGAGAAAGAGGTAATGGATGTACTCCGCTTAAACGAGGGGAAGGATCAGGTTGTGATTTATCTTAAAAAGGAAAGGGCTAAAAAGCTTCTTCCTCCCAACTGGAACGTGGAAGCACATTTGGAGCTATTAAGGGCTCTGTATTGTAAAGTTGGTGAAAAAAATGTCAAAGTCGTGGAAAAGAGTCTTGATAAATCATGGAAAATGCATTAGAATAGCGTTGTGTATGATTTAGAAAGAGGAAAAACAGGCATAGATATGTATGTGCTTACTATAAGGAGGTAAATTGCTATGGCAAAGGCAGTAAAGACCATTGGAGTATTAACCAGCGGCGGTGATGCGCCGGGTATGAACGCAGCCATCCGCGCAGTGGTGCGGTCAGCGATCAATAAGGGACTGAAGGTAAAGGGCATTATGAGAGGATATGCCGGTCTTCTGGAGGAGGAGATCGTGGATATGGAATCCACCAGCGTTTCGGATACCATCAACCGGGGCGGCACCATTCTTTATACCGCAAGATGCAAGGAATTTACCACTCCTGAGGGCCAGCAGAGAGGCGCTGAGATCTGCCGCAAGCACGGCATTGACGGTATGGTAGTCATCGGAGGCGATGGCTCCTTCAGAGGTGCAGGAAAACTCTCCGCCCTTGGGATCAACACCATTGGCCTTCCAGGAACCATTGACCTGGACATTGCCTGTACCGATTATACCATTGGTTTTGACACGGCGGTAAACACAGCCATGGAAGCGATCGATAAGATCCGCGACACCTCCACTTCTCATGAGCGCTGCAGTATCGTGGAAGTAATGGGGCGCAACGCCGGCTATATCGCTTTATGGTGCGGCATTGCAAACGGCGCGGAGGACATTCTTCTTCCGGAGCGTTATGACGGAGATGAGCAGGCGCTGATCAACCGGATCATTGAAAATCGTAAGAGAGGCAAGAAGCACAACATCATCATAAACGCGGAGGGTATCGGCCATTCCGGTTCCATGGCAAAGCGCATCGAAGCAGCAACCGGCATTGAAACCAGAGCTACGATTCTGGGCCATATGCAGCGCGGCGGTACTCCCACCTGTAAAGACCGCGTATATGCTTCCATCATGGGTGCAAAGGCAACGGAGCTTTTGGTTGAGGGAAAGAGCAATCGTCTGGTGGCTTATAAGAACGGTGAGTTTGTTGATTTTGATATTCAGGAAGCGCTGAATATGACGAAGGATATCTCGGAGGAACAGTTCAATATCGCAAAGCTTCTTGTGAGATAAGAAGGAAAGGTGCAAAGAGAAAAAGTCCGCTGTCTGTGTATGGGCAGCGGACTTTTGTGGAGATAATAGGATGATGGATACAGTGGTGCTCTGCGGGGCAAGCTCTTATGAGCAGAAATATTATTTTAATGAAGAATTTAAGAGTCTCCCTCAGTCAGTTCAGAACGAACTGCATATTATGTGCGTTCTGTTTACTGAGGACGTGGGCGGTGTTCTGACCCTGGAGTTTGACGACAGGGGGAATCTGGAATTTAAGGTGACCTCAGAGGAAGGGGACTGCCTTTTTGATGAGATCGGAAGCGTCTTGAAGATCAAGCAGTATCAGGAGGAAAAAAGGGATCTGCTGGAGGCTCTGGAGCTGTACTACCGGACTTTTTTTCTGGAAGAGGACGTGGACTGGGAAGAAAGCGGGAGAGATCAGGATGAAGCTTAAGCTTAAAGATACGGTATTAGACAGCAATATCATACTGGCGCCCATGGCAGGAGTGACGGATCTGCCATTCAGACTCCTGTGCAGGGAACAGGGTGCGGGGATGGCGGTGACAGAGATGGTCAGCGCCAAAGCCATTTTATATAAGAATAAAAACACCAGGGAACTGATGGCGGTAGATCCGGCAGAGGGACCGGTGGCTGTGCAGCTGTTTGGATCGGATCCTGAAATTATGGCGGAGATCGCGGCTCAGATTGAGGATGGCCCCTTTGCGGCCATAGATGTAAACATGGGCTGTCCGGTGCCGAAGATTGTAAACAACGGCGAGGGCTCGGCTCTTATGAAGGATATAAAGCGGGCAGAACGGATTTTGACCGCTATGGTAAAGGCAGTAAAAAAGCCGGTGACAGTAAAATTCAGGAAGGGATTTAACGACCAGTGCCTGAATGCAGTGGAATTTGCCAAAATGGCTGAAAGCTGCGGCGTAGCCTGGGTGGCAGTCCATGGCCGGACCAGGGAACAGTATTACTCCGGCACAGCAGACTGGGAGGTGATCCGCCGGGTAAAAGAGGCGGTAAAGATACCGGTAATCGGAAATGGAGATATCTTCGGGGCAGAGGACGCGGCCCGGATGTTAAAGGAGACGGGCTGCGATGGAATTATGGTGGCAAGAGGAGCCAAGGGAAATCCCTGGATTTTCCGTGAGATCCGCAGGTATCTGGAAACAGGCGAAATGTTTCCCCGCCCCGCCGCAGAGGAGATCCGGCAGATGATCCTGCGTCACGGCCGGATGCTTACAGAGTACAAGGGGGAAAATGTGGCCATGCGGGAGATGAGGAGTCATATGGCCTGGTACACAAAGGGAATGAAACACTCAGCGGCTCTTAGATGCGAGATCAATCAGGTGGAAACTCTGGAAGGATTGGCGACGCTGCTGGATGAGCGGATGGCCCAGGCATAGAGAATTGCTGGCTTATAGCAGCAAAATGCCGCCAGGAGGCGTGCTCCCAGGTGCCGGGAATCGGACACAGAGGTTTGTATGGTGAAAAACTCAGCTAAACCAGGGCTTTGGACGGACCGAAACGCCAGTTAAAACCCTGGCTGCGCACTTGACAATGGGTATTTTTTCTTATATAATACACTGAATGTCAGGGTATCTTACACAACACAGACAGAGATAAAAATACACTATAGATGAGAATTTTTTTGGGATATCCGGGCAGGACGGGGAGTCTGCCCGGGAAATAGACTGATGGTAAGAGCAGTCCACAATGAAAAAGGAAGGAAGCAGGAAACATGGCAGACAAGAAACATATTTTGACCTATGCCGGATTAAAGCAGTATGAGGATGAGCTTCAGAATCTGAAGGTCGTAAAAAGAAAAGAAGTAGCTCAGAAGATCAAAGAGGCAAGAGAGCAGGGCGACTTATCCGAGAACGCAGAGTACGATGCTGCAAAGGATGAACAGAGAGATATTGAACTCCGTATCGAGGAGTTAGAGAAACTGTTGAAGAACGCAGAGGTAGTAGTCGAGGACGAGATCGATGTAGACAAGATCAATATCGGCTGTAAGGTAAAGCTTCTGGATGTTGAGTACGACGAGGAGATGGAATTTTTCATTGTAGGCTCCACTGAGGCAAACAGCCTGCAGAACAAGATTTCCAACGAAGCGCCTGTAGGCCGGGCCCTCATCGGAAAATCCGTAGGGGATGTCGTTGATGTAGAGACACAGGCAGGCATCATCCAGTATAAGGTTCTGGAGATCCAGAGAGTGTCATAGGGAATACTTAACCGTTAAATATTTCACAAAGGAGCAGAAAAGACGTGGGAGAGCAGAAGGCAAATCAGACAGAGCAGGACTTAAATCATGTGCTGAAGGCCCGCAGAGATAAGCTGGCAGAGCTTCAGGCAGCAGGAAAGGATCCATTTCAGATCACAAAATACGATGTAACCGCTCACAGCACGGAGATCAGGGAAAATTACAGCCAGTGGGAGGAGAAAGAGGTAAGCATTGCGGGGCGTATGATGTTTAAGCGCGTCATGGGCAAGGCTTCCTTCTGCAACCTTCAGGATCTCAAAGGCCGTATTCAGGTCTACGTGGCCCGTGACAGTGTAGGCGAAGAGTCCTATAAGGAATTCAAAAAGCTGGATATCGGCGATATCGTAGGCGTAAAGGGAACGGTTTTCACTACTAAAACAGGGGAAATCTCCGTACACGCCACTGAGTTTACCCTTCTTTCCAAGAGCCTTCAGGTTCTTCCTGAGAAGTTCCATGGTCTGACCGACACAGATCTGCGCTACCGCCAGCGCTATGTGGATTTGATCATGAACGAGGAGGTAAAGGATACCTTTATCAAACGTTCCAGGATTCTGGCGGCCATCCGCAAATATCTGGGCGGAGAGGGCTTCATGGAAGTGGAGACACCTATGCTGGTGTCCAATGCAGGCGGCGCAGCAGCCCGGCCGTTTGAGACATATTTTAATGCTCTGGATGAGAAGTTCAAGCTTCGCATTTCACTGGAGCTTTACTTAAAGCGCCTGATCGTAGGCGGCCTTGAGAGAGTATATGAGATTGGCCGCGTATTCCGCAACGAGGGACTGGATACAAGACACAATCCTGAGTTTACCCTGATGGAACTGTATCAGGCATACACCGATTACCACGGCATGATGGATCTGACCGAGAACCTGTACCGTTTTGTGGCGCAGGAGGTTCTTGGAACCACAAAGATCAGCTACAACGGTGTGGAAATGGATCTTGGAAAGCCTTTTGAGCGTATCACCATGGTAGATGCCGTTAAGAAATACTCCGGTGTGGATTTTAATGAAATCCATACGCTGGAAGAGGCAAGAGCAGCTGCAAAGGAGAAGCACGTAGAGTTCGAGGAGCGCCACAAGAAGGGCGATATCTTAAACCTGTTCTTCGAGGCCTTTGTAGAAGAGCACCTGATTCAGCCTACCTTTGTTATGGATCATCCCATAGAGATCTCTCCGTTAACCAAAAAGAAGCCAGAGAACCCGGAATATACAGAGCGTTTCGAGTTCTTTATGAACGGCTGGGAGATGGCAAATGCCTACTCTGAGCTCAATGACCCCATCGATCAGAGAGAACGGTTTAAGGCTCAGGAAGAGCAATTCGCAGCCGGTGATGAGGAAGCAAACCATACGGATGAGGACTTCTTAAATGCATTGGAGATTGGTATGCCGCCTACGGGAGGTATCGGTTTTGGTATTGACAGAATGTGTATGCTGCTGACAGATTCAGCGGCGATCAGAGATGTTTTATTGTTCCCAACAATGAAGACCCTGGAACCAAAGCGGGCTGAAAACAAAGCCGAAAAAGCAGCGGTAAATGGTTCTGCAGAGGATGCAACTGTGTCCGCGCCAAGCGTACAGATTGATCTTTCCAAGGTGAAAATCGAGCCTTTGTTTGCAGATGATGTAGACTTTGAGACATTCAGCAAGTCTGATTTCAGAGTGGTTAAGATCGAAGCCTGTGAGGCAGTGCCGAAGTCCAAGAAGCTCTTGAAATTCACACTGAATGACGGAACAGACCGGAAACGCACCATTTTAAGCGGTATTCACGAGTATTACGAGCCGGAAGAGCTGGTTGGTAAGACCTGTGTGGCAATCACAAACCTGCCGCCGAGAAAGATGATGGGTATTGATTCCGAGGGTATGCTGATTTCTGCAGTGTACGAGTATGACGGACGGGAAGGCTTAAATCTTTTGATGCTGGATGACAGTATTCCGGCAGGAGCAAAGCTGTACTAAAGAGGTCATTTACTACAAAAAATCGCGTTACTACAACTTTTCTACAACTTTTGCGCGAGACCCTACGAAACCGGATGAAGCAATATGAAAGGCGGATCTGCTTATAAAATGCAGATTCGCCTTTCTTTTTACATCAGCTTCATGTTCACACTAATGTTTTTTGCCTTCTCCTGCATATTCTCTTGTGTGATATGGGTGTAGATGTCCATTGTAGTAGAGAAATCGGCATGCCCCATGACTTGCTGAATGAATTTAACATCGTTGGTGCTTTCGCAGAGCCGGGTACAGAAGGTGTGCCGCAAGTTGTGAACACTAAAATGAGGGAGCAGATCCGGTTCACGGTCTTCCAGTTCAGCCTGATCCATTTCCTCCATGTTGTAAGTTACGCTGATTCTCTCAATCGCCCGATTGATATTGTGGGCGCTCATGAATGAGCCGGTTCTGTTGCGGAAAACAAAACCGTGAACTCCTCCTAACACCAGTTGATCGTCTGGATACAATGCGTCGATGGTTTCAATCTGGAGGCGAAGCTGCTCGGCCACCTCTGGATAGAGGATAGGGATAATTCGTGTACCGCTCTCAGTTTTGGGAGTGGTAATGTGAAATCCGGCTTTTCCGTCAATGACCCGGTAGATTAAGTTGTGGTTGACGGAGATTGTGTTTTCGCTCAAGTTAATATCGCTTTTGGTAATGCCGGTACATTCTGCTACACGCATTCCTGTTCCAAGGAGCACAGTCATGATGGGGAGCCAATGGCTGTATGTAGGGGACTTGGCAATAAAACGCAGGAAATTCTGCTGTTGCGTTTTAGTGAGTGCGATCCGCCGTTTAGGCTTTGGAGCGCTGCCATCCGTCTTGAGCTTGCGGTAAATGCCCTTGCTGGGATTTTTGCGGATGTAATCGTCGTCCACGGCCATTTCAAGCGTAGGGTGAACAATGGTGTTGATGCTCTCCAGTGAGTTGATAGCAAAGCCGTGTTTCAGCAGTTTGGTATAAAACGCGAGAATATCACTTCTGTGGATTTGTGGAAGAGGCATGTTAGCGAAAGGCTCTTCTTTCACATAGAAGTCCCACAGGTAAAGATAATTTGCTCTGGTAGAGGGCTTCAGTTTGATGTTGTTATTCATGTAGACCTTGAACATATCATTCAGGGTAAGCTTCATGGCTTCCTGAGTACGGATGCCATCATCCTTATCTTTGTTGATCTGCTTTTCTTTGACACGAAGACTTGCGAGATCGGAGTCGTAGAGATATTTCTTTTTAGTGCCTAATTTGTAGACATACATATAGCTGCCATCTGCCCGTTGTGTTTCTCCGGGCCGAAGATTTCGTCCTTTGTTGTCTTTTCTCACTTTTGCCATTACTGGTACCTCCTGATTATAAAAGTGTAGTGCGCCTTACTGGCATGGTTATTTAGCCGGAAATATCATAAAGATATTCTTTGATACGCTGGACACTCCATAGGACACGGGTGTTCATGGTAATGCGTGCATTGGCAAGATCCCCAATCTGTACTGCAGTGTGCCTTCCACAGCACAACAGTTTGCAAAGGGTATCGGTATCAACAGCCAAGCACTGCTCCGGCGGTAGGTCATTCGGTTTTCTTTTCTCCATAATCGTCCTCCTTTTTTCGATTACAATGATCCCTTACGATTTGTAGAAGAAGGTTTTCAACAAAAACAATGAAAACGGTCTTGAGGTCAGGAAGTATTGAAATAACAAAAGAACTCTAATGGGGCCATTTCCTACGCCAGAACGGTTCTGCCGTGTATTTCAGGCTGCTGCTGTGCAACACTTCGATTATGGGCGCGCTTCTGTGGTCATCGCACACTGTCCAGAATTCCTGTATAACTCCCCATAGAGGTTATGAACTTGTCAAGGTACTAAAAGAGCGTAGGGATCATCCGGTATTACCAAATGATCCGATACATCCTATAAATAGGCGGGGAAGAAAGAACTTCTGCAAAGAGGAAAGAAAATTTAAAGAAAATCCAAAATCAATATATAGAATGTTTGAATTGACAAGCACTATATATTGTGTTAGAATTGCAATGTAATTGATTTTTGTGCGTTGCCCGTCAGGGTACATAGGCTTTAGGGCTTGTGTTGCGGAGTAATGACTGCATTGCACACGCTGTTAATTTTGTACTTGTGTCAGTAGTATCACTGCGCCTTTTCAGGCCGGTATATTGCTGGCTTTTTTTATTTTACGGGATTTACCCACCATTGCGAGAATGACATCGGTTCATAGGCAACTATGGACGCCAGGCTTTATGCCGTCTGTCATTCTCGCTTTTTTATTGCCTGTAAGCCTGAAAGGGCTTTAAGGATAAATCAAAACTGAGAAAGGCAGGTCATGTACATGAATGTGAAGCAGAAAAGAAAGCAGAATGGTCGGCGGGTCAAGCCGGCACACTCCACGGACTGGAAGATGAAGAGACAGGCAGTATCTTCGCTCCGGCCCCAAAATGTTGCACCAATGGCGAGGGCAGTTATTTTGCCCCGAAGATCACGAAGGGGGATTTGATATGTCTGGCAGCAATAGTGCTGAACGAAAGCGGCATGAACCGCTGGTGCTGGTAGAAACGGCAGATCTTTCAGAAGAAGACTGGCTGGATTACCGGCGCCGTGGAATCGGCGGCAGCGATGTATCAGCAATCTTTGGCACTTCTCCATTCCGGACAGCCAGGGATCTGTACTACGACAAACTGAACATAGCGTCAGTGGAAGATGATGAGGGCAACTGGGTTGCCATGGAAATGGGGCATTTGCTGGAGCCTCTGGTAGCAAAGATATTCGAGCGGAAAACCGGATATCGGGTCTACCAAATCAAAAAGATGTTCCAGCACCCACAGTATCCTTGGATGCTGGCTGATGTGGACTACTTTGTGGAACTGCCGGATGGCACCACAGCGATCCTTGAGATCAAGACCACAAACTATAATGCCAGAGATAACTGGTGGATGAATGGGAAGGAGACTGTTCCAGTCTACTATGAATCTCAGGGGCGTCATTATATGGCAGTAACGGATCTTGACCGATGTTTCTTTTGCTGCCTGTATGGTAACAACGAGGAGGAAGTTATTATCCGGGAGGTCAAGCGTGATTTCGAGTATGAGGCTGAGATGGTCTTTTTGGAGCAGTATTTCTGGGAAAACCATGTCCAGCGCCATGTGCCGCCGCCCTATACAGAAAGTGGGGCCTTGATTATTGAGAGCGCACGCAAACACTTTGGCCCGGCAGATAAAAATGCCCCGGCCGTTGCACTCGACCTGGATATGACTGCAAAACTTATGCAGTATTTGCGGCTTCTGGATGAAAAGAAAAATGCAGAGGTGTACTCCAAAGAAATCGACAAGGATATTCAGCGTCTGAAGGCGCTGTTGATTGCGGAAATGGGTACCAGCTGCACTGCAGTCTGTGAGCAGGAGGGAGTGAACTATACGGTTACCTATACCCCTGTTCGCAAGTCCGTCATCGACAAGGATAACCTGCTTCGGTTGAAACTGGAGCATCCGGATATTTACGAGCAGTTTGTTACAGTATCCGAATCCAGACGGTTCAGTGTTAGAGCCTCGATTATGGAGGCCGCTTAGTGAGGTGAAAAAGGATGAATTGTATTGGTACCTACGACGGGACGATTTTTTATAATCCTGCCAATAAGTTTTGTATCATCAGTGTAAAAACCGCAGACCAGAGTGTGCCAGCTGAGGCCAGGTCAAACAGGCGGTACAAAGACCATTTGATCCGCTTTACAGCTGTGGGGTATGAGATTCCACGGACAGATGCGGTAGAGTTGGAACTGGATGGTGAATGGGCAAAAGGCAAGTATGGTGTCCAGCTCCAGGTGGAGCAGTGGCGTGAAATTGTGCCCAGAACAAAAAACGGCGTAGAGGGCTACCTTGCCTCCGGGCTTATCAAAGGGATTGGTCCCAAAACTGCCGCAGACATTGTGGAGCGGTTCGGTGTGGACACATTGGATATTCTGGAACACCAGCCGGAGCGGTTGTTGGAGATCCGGGGCATTACGGAAAATAAATTGGAGGACATCAAAGCTTCTTATGCAGAAAACCGTATGCTCCAAGGAATTATGACCTTGCTGGCACCGTTTAAGATTACTCCCAAGACGGCATTGAAAATATATCAATATTTCGGCCCGACCAGCGTAGAGATTTTGGAAAAGAGCCCATTTGAGCTTTGCCAGATCTCCGGCTTTGGATTTCGGCGGGTAGATGCAATCGTACAAAAGAGCGGGGGCGATCTCCATGACCCCATGCGTATCAAAGGGGCTGTCTTTTGTGCGCTGGATGAGGGCAAGAGTAAACGAGGCCATCTGTACATCAGTTCTGAAGAACTGGAGAAATCAGCGCTGAAACTGCTCAATGAGAAGATACCTGTACCGGAGCTTCGCCTGCATCAGCAGGAAGTCAGGGATATGATGCAGGAAATGATCCTGAATGGAGCAATCGTTTCCGTGAAGGATAATATCTATCTTCCCAGAGTGTTTGCCCAAGAGGATGAAACGGCGCGCCGGATCGCCCAGCGTCTGGTCACCCAGATGCCAGTAGAGCATATTGCGCCGGTGCTGGAACAGGTCAAGGTTGAAATGGGACTGCGCCTGTCTGCACAGCAGGAGGCTGCGGTCTATGCTGCATTTAGGCATGGCTTGTCAGTGATTACGGGTTCTCCTGGTACTGGTAAAACAACAGTGCTGCGGACGATACTTGAGGTTTACCGGCGGCTGCACCCTGATGGCAAAATTGCTCTTATGGCGCCTACCGGTCGGGCAAGCCGCAGGATGTCGGAGAGTACCGGCTTTGAGGATGCCCGAACATTACACAGTGGTCTGGGACTGACCAGTGAAGAGGATGAGGGTAGCCGGAACAGAAAGTCAGAGCCACTGTCGGCCGATTTAATCATTGTGGATGAGTTTTCCATGGTGGATATGTGGCTTGCCGAGAAATTCTTTGAGCGCATGAAGGCAAATGCCAGAATCGTACTGGTAGGCGACCCAGATCAGCTTCCGAGCGTAGGAGCCGGAAATGTGTTTCGTGAGATCATCGAGACCCAAATCGTCCCGGTAACGGTGCTGGATCAGATTTTCCGTCAGTCGAAGGACAGTCTGATTGCCTATAACGCCAAATTTATCAACGAGGGCAATACCAAACTGTTTTATGGACCGGACTTTGTTTTCGTGTCTGGTGATAGTCAGGAAGACACCGCTGAAAAGATTACAGAACGGTATTGTTTGGAGATACAGGAGAGTGGCATTGAGAATGTGCAGATTCTTTCACCTTTCCGTTCAGAAGGCGCCGCATCGTCGGAACAGCTGAATGAAACCATTCGTGAATTGGTCAACCCATTCCGCTCTGCGGAGGAAGAAATCAAGTTTGGCCCCAGGATATTCCGGGTCAATGACCGCATCATGCAGACCAAGAACACAGAAAAGGTCTCTAATGGAGATCTGGGCTTCATCCGGTATATTAAGGACACTGACCAGGGTAAAAAAATCGGCATGGATTTTGGCGCTGGCAGAACACTGGAATACGGCGTAGATGATTTGAGCAATGTGGATCTGGCTTATGCTACTACGATCCACAAGGCTATGGGCTCTGAGTATGAGACCGTTATTATGCCGCTGCTCAAAGCGCACACCATCATGATGTACCGTAATCTGCTCTACACCGGAATCACGCGTGCCAAAAAGCGGGTGGTTCTGATTGGGCAGAAACAGGTATTGTTTATGGCAATCCATCGTAATGAGATCGGCAAGCGGAATACGCTGCTGGGTATGCGTATTCAGATGTATTTCAAAGCCTACGCAAAGAAAGCCGGTATCCCCATTCCGGCTGCGTTGGAAGAACAATTAAAGAACGCAAGTTAAAAAAGAGAGGTCAGATGCAGAAATAGCACTTGGCGTCTCCTATTTTTATGTCAGAAAGGAGTTTCCAACATGAACGAAAAAAGTAATCCGATGCCTATGATGTACAAAACAATTCCGGCAGTGGCAGAACTGAACAAGGTGCCGGGCTTTGACCCGCTCAAATTTCTGCGCCATAAGGTATCCAGAAAGACCAATGAGGAAATGCTGCAGTTGGAATTGCCTTATCAGAAACTGTGGTTCCGTCTGCGTCACCCACAGGGCCGCATGAAACTGACTACCCTGCGAATCACGGAACAGCTTGCGATTATGGAGGCCAGAGTCTATCTGGACCGCAGTGATGCAGAGCCCATCAGCAGTTACATCTCGCAGCACAGTGCAGAAGAAGGTACTGACTATGTACAGGCTGCCCAGGATGAGGCATTGAGTGCTGCGCTGTCGGATGCCGGTTTCGGTCTGCAGTTTGCCGATGTTGCTGTTGACAGTACGGGCAAGGTGTTTGGAAGCAGTATTCCGCTTTCCGGGACGGCTCCTATCCAGCAACCGATGCCAAATGCGGCGCAGAGGCCCGTAGAAGCCCTTGGAGCGGCGCTGCGGCAATCTGGCGGGGAAGTTCATGCCCGGCCGGAAAGAGCGCCTCAGAACGCCGTAGAGGGCCGTAATGCTCCTGCTCGTCCGGCGCCTATTCAGAAACCTGCGGCAAAGCCGGTTCAGAATGAACAGCCCCCGGTTTCTCCGGTACAGCCAGTTGTCCAACAGATGGTTGCAGAAGAGAAGGAGAATATGGATACACTGCC